GCCGAGATTACCAATAGACTATCAAAAAACATTACATTATAAAATAGTTTGTAATGATTTAACAGTCCAACATGTTTATATCGGGGCGACAACGGATTTTACCAGACGCAAGGCAGTACACAAATACCACTGTCGTAATGTAAGCAATAAAACAACGAAAGTCTACAATATGAAAATATACAATATCATTAGAGAACACGGTGGCTGGGATAACTGGACGATGGTTTTATTAGAATATTATCCCTGTAATTCAAAATTGGAAAGTTCTATACGAGAGCGATACTGGTATGAAGAATTAAACTCTACAATGAACGGTCAAGTCCCAAACAGAAACCGAGCAGAATATCGCACAGACAATATAGACAAAGCAAAGGAACACCGAGTAGGATACCAAGCAGCCAACAGAGATAAAATCAACGAACAATCAGCCAAATGGAACGCAGCCAACAGAGATAAAATGAACGAATACCGAGCCGCCTATTATCAAGCAAATAAAAAATAAATAAACAGACCCACCCCCCACAATCTTATATAAGTATATACAATCGCTATATTTATATAAATCAATCCTCGTCGTCGTCCGCATCATTTAAAATAAAGGCGTCCTTGTCGCTCACTACGCTCATTGGATACCCTTTATTAATACAGACCCAACGAGAAGGTAATTTCTTGATTCTTTTAATCTGCTCCTTATCCAATCCAAAATAATTATCCAGCAAGTATTTAATGCTCCTGCCTCCAAGCCCACTCGGGAAGATAACAACCGCTTTACATTCATTTAGAATCCTCTTGGTAGCATGTCCGTCCGTAGCAAGATGCGATGTATAGATGACCTCGCAGTTAAAGTGTCTGCCTGTTTCAAGCAAGGAGTTCAACAACTCTTGAACTCGCATTCGCAATCGTTTATCCACGAGGCAATCAGTGTCGTCAAAAATGATACAGCTGTCTTTAAAATCCTTTGCTGATAGGTCTTCCGTAAGGAGTTTTTCCAGTTTAATCCGTTTCAATCCCTTGATTTTATCAATAGAACTATCCTCGCCGATGGACGAGATGAGGTAAACCTCTCGCTTGGGATACAGCTTCTTGTATTCATCAACATACATCTTGGTATAATAAGATTTCCCTGACCCGCTCGCACCAGTGATGTAGGTAATACTCCTCTCCATCTTTTTATCTGGAGCTGGTTGAAAGTGGAGCTTTGGTTTGTTTTTCAACTTCACATCACGAAAAGCCCCGCCCCGCACCTCGTCAGCTTTGTCGGTGAGAAATAGTTTCTCCCATTTTTTGCGGTCAGTAATATCGTCGTCCTTTAGGTAGGCAAGAAATCGTCCTTTTTCCTCAAAGTTCATTATACAGTAGACGCAGATTAAAAAGTCAAAGCATATGCTCCAAAAACCCTCGTGAGTGTTTATTAATAACATCTGTAAAATACTCAACCAAGTCGGTTATTCTCGGCAAGGCGTTCTTCTCGGTCATATCATCTATATCAGCGAACACAGTTGAATTGATTGGGATTTGGTATATATTGGAGATTTGTTCTTTGATATACTGGAGGTTTTCTTCCACATCTTTCCAAGCAACCTTCCTAAAATCCTGTTCCAAGATGGCTACGAGTATTTTGAGTTCGTTTCTAATCTTGTTTAGAAATCCAACCTGACTGTTAAAAAAATCCACTAATTGAGCGAGTGCTTTCTGGTGGGTGTCCGCCCCATCGTGCTGTAGAAGAGAGAATAGGCGTTTGAGAGCCTTGAAACTGTCCTTGCGAGAATAGGCTTGGATTTCCTCTTCAAAGTCTTCCTGTATTTCTTGGGGCGTAGTCCTCACGGTATTATTCAACCCATCTTGGGTCTTGATGGTGTAGTTCTCGCTCACTTCTACGAATTGATTACCGACCTGACCCAGAAGGTCAATCTTCAGTATTGTTTTGTCTAAAACAGCGTCCTTTAAACAGCGGTGTGTTCCGTCAATCATCTTCACCCAGCCCTTTTTAACATCTGCTGGTTTCCAGCGTAGAATGAATAAATCCCTGATGAGTTTGATTTCGTCCTCCCTAGTCGCCTTGCGGATTGCTCTTGCTTTTGCCTTCGGTATAAGGTCTTTGTGGGATTTCAAGTATTCCTCCACCGATTTCTTGGAATAATCCCCTCGGTATATCAAGCGGTCATCGTGTCCTGCTTTCAAGTCGGTAATCCAATAATCGGGGTTTTTCTTTGCTGCCTCGTATGCTTTTTGGATTGCTCTTGCGACCTTGTCTCCTGTAGTGCCTTTCAACACGGTGGATATATCGTAATCGCTCCCATACTGAATAGCTCGTAGTGAATTGCTCCCAATTAATCTAACCTTGCCGTTGAGGGAAAAAACATCAACTAAATCGGCGGTTTCATCATTCACCATTTCCAATGTTTTTCTTTTCATCTTGCTATAATATAATGTGATATTATATTATACATGCCTGTTATTATAGATGAATTAGTTTGTTCTAAAAGACATCACAAGAGGTTCAAGATTGTTATACGAGATGGGGCAGAGAAGAAAACATTTCATTTCGGTTTAGAGGGCGGAGAAACCTATATAGACCACCAAGACACCCAAAAAAGAGCCGCTTATTTAGCAAGGCATTTAGGAAATAAAACCGAGAATAGATTAATTAGCAACCTAATCCCATCGCCCTCGCTTTTCAGTGCTGCCTTGCTGTGGGGAAATCACCCCTCTCTGTTTGATAATCTCGTTGAATTACAGAAGGCGTTTAATAGAAATCATTAAAATAAAATCCAATTATATAGATGGATAACGACCTGATGGATAAACTAAAGAAGGAGGATATTTACCCTTTCCTTGATGAGTATTACGCCAAGATAGGACGAACCGACCCACCTGCCTTTCGCTCCTATCCCCTCGGTGGATTAAAAAAGTGTTTGAAAATGTTCGGCATCAAACTCACACGAGAAAAACCGACGGCTAAATAATCTATTTTCAATATATTCCATCGTATCATTTATTACAGATTTCCTTCTCCTTCTCCAGCTCCAGCTCCATCTTCCTCCAAGACAGGAGGGGTTAAATCGCAAAATAGAGAGGGTTCAATGGACGGCCTGGGTTGCCTGTAGAGCGGCTCTTGTTCTCTGGAAATCTCGCCTATATCAGCAACAGAACCCACGGGGGTTTTATCAACGGTATCGGGTGGTATTTCCGTGAGCGTATCTACGGTCAACTTCCTGCGTAATAGATTACTTGCCTCACGCAATTTAATGTAGTTGGAATATTTTTTATTGAGATAGTCCTTCCCGTCCTCTCCTCTATTCTCTCTCCGTAATGAAAGCATCTTAAAAAGGTCAATAGATAGAGTGTAAAACTCCTTGCTCTGCGTCAGCTCCAACTCCATACTGGTCTGTATTCCCAGATAGAGCTCAACCGCACCAATAATCCCCATCGCCATTCCCAACAGACATGTTATTCCGCTGATATACTGTTGCTCCATCAAGGGTTGTAAAGCGACAGAGGCGGTACTGGTGATTGAACTCAAAATAATGAGAGGCAGTCTAAAATACTTGCCGTAGCCCTTGAAATGATAATATCTCTTGCGGTGGTATTCGCTTAAATTAACGCAATTTATTCGCAATTTTTCAAGGAGTTCCTCCACTTCCATCGTCCATTTGGTCTGCGGTTCGGTTTTCATCATTGTATAATATAGGGCTATTATACAATGATGTTTTTTTTATAAAAGCAACAGCAACAATATTTCTTCCAAAATTTCCTGCGTCTTACCTTCTCATTAAGCAGTTCTTCTAATACAGACAAAGTATTTCCATCACTATCCATATTGGAATACATTTTAATATAGAACTATATTTGTCTGCCGACGGCTCTTTGCTATACTTTTTTAAAAGTATATTTATTAAGGAATGGATTGATAGGTGATAGGTGTAAGTTGTGCCTTAATCGGTGCGGGAAATAAATTAGAGGTTGAGATAAGACCAGACCCTCCTCCTGCTCCTCCCCCGAGAATATAACTAC